CTTAAGGAACCAAGCAGTTTTTCGCTCGTGACCCGCGGTGATAGGGCAAACCTTTAATATGAAAATATGAATAATAAGGCAATAATTTCGATAGCTCCAGTAGACAAGATCATGTCTTCTGGGTCCTCAAGCGATAAACTTGATCAGGATGGGGGCTCCCGTCCATCACTAAAGCGCTCTAGCAATGTAAATTCTGGAAATGAAATTGAGATTGAAGAGAACTTGAACCATGATAATTCTAGATCTGATGAGTTGCGACGTAAATCCAACGGCATAGAAAAGGGAAAAAATGGGAATAGTTATGATAAATCCAATAAGATAAATAAGAACAAGCATCAGAGACGTAATAGTGACGATCCTATACAGCCAAAGCGTCCTTCAAAGTGGGAAGATAAAGACACTATTGAAGCATACCTGCTATCCAAAGAATATAAGGATGAGCAAGACAAAAAGCCTCTACCGAGCAAAAACAGAAAAACGTCTTCAGAGCACGAGAATGATAGGTTGAAAGCAAAATCCAATCATTCACAGAAGAAGGAAAATCGTAAGCTTGGTAGGAACACCTTTGTTAGGTATGGAAATATTGAGGAACAAGAACGTTGGAGAGAACATAGAGCTCAACAACGTAATAACCTCACGACGCACAACTACACAGAAGAGGAAGAGGAAGAAGTAGATGAATACTACAGGGACTTTCAATTTCTCGACAATGAAGAAGAAGCACCAGTAGAAGATGAAATTGATTCTACGATCCTAAATAATGACACGTTTGGTTTCAACTATGAAGAAAAAACTAGATGGTGGTTTATGGATTGGAGAGTTAAAAAACAAGGGTGGATGTACAAAGATCTTTTGACATTCCTCTTGTTGGTTAAAGGCAGACCAAACTCTGTCACATTGACCTCTTATCTTCTCACTGTTAACTCTGATCCTAGAGTTATAAAATACAAGGCAGCCATGTTAATTATGAATGGCTCCGCTGCAAATTTTGATCAACAACTTTGCAACTTTTTCTTCTCAGATCTCGACTTTCATACAACTCAATTGGAAAGTCTTGGTCACGCAAATTCCCTATACACAGATTTAGTACGTCAAACATCTAAGAAAATGAATGTACTACATCCCCTGTCTGGCAGTGATTGGTGGGAGAACGTCAAAATGTATCTCAAATTTTTCTTGGCATTATATGGCCTATATAAGATTTACAAATTGATGAACAAATACTCATCTATAAAAACAATCATCATGCTACCAGCAAAAATCCTTGGCAAACTATCTGTCAATTTGATTTCAGAAAAAGAGAAACCGAAGACACTCTTCCAAAAAATCACTGACAAATATGTGGACATTTCAGAATACACCAACAAACAACAAATGAGAATTCTGAATATAACTAAACATCTTTTTCCTGAAGCTAAGATGTCCACGACGGCCCCTCCCACGATTTGGGGAGCTATAAAGGATTTTGGCGCTGAACTTAGATATCAATTTTGGGAAGAGGAATGCTTCGCGGGATATACTTTGGCTCAGTGTTCAGGGTTTTATTTTCAAGGTCTCATGATGGGAGCCGCTTTTAAAATTTTGTGGAATTGTTTTCATGCACCTCCAGTGTTAGCGGCGCCAGTACCCATTCAGGTACATATCAATAGACCTCGTGCGACAAATCACAATCGTCACGCAATTTTTCCATCCCATCCAATTTTCTCAGCTTATTTTGAGGAAATCGTGAAAACAGTGCCGGGAATGTGGAGAGTTGTTACATGTATTGAGAGAATCATATATGGCGATTGGCGCACATATAAATGGCACCAAAAATCCATGGCTTGGAAGTTCAGTGATAGATTAAAAGCTCATATCAAAATAAATTCACCTGAACATAAAGAAATAGTTCAATGTTACGACAACTTTGTTACCACTGGGAAATTTTGTATACCAGAAGGCAAGGATACGGACGTTAGAACATTGAAAAACATGCCTTTACCAATACCAAAGAATCCTGGTGGTAAAAATTACGCAACAATGTCAGATCAATCTGGCAGAAAACCATTAAAAAACCAAGGGGAATGGTACCCGTTGTTGTGGCATGTGTCCAAGTCAGTGGTTCCTTCAAAAAGCTATGAAAATATGGCTGCTTGTTTAGATGAAAGAGTGTTATCTGTTCCTAACTCAGTAGTGTTGAAAGATACGGCAAGTTGGACTCTTTTCAAATTAGCTTATAATGCTATCAAAGTAGATTCTGTTGAGTTGCCTGGATGGGAGATGTCTCTAGATGCCAGACAAAAAGAAAACATTAGAAAAGCGCAGATCGAAGATGAAAAACAAGTTAGAAGGAAGTACATTAAATGTCAAATCAAGTCTGATGAAATGGTAATGGCCAAAACAAAAATGGTACCGAGATTCTTAACCAATCAGGCAGGTATGGAGTTCTTACGCATGGGACGTGCTACAGCTGAGATAAACCATTGGCTAGCAACATATTATTGGGACATTCATATGTCTCATCCCATACCATGGAAAGGCAGTGTGTATACCATTTGTTTCGCACACGGCACTTTAAGCACAGATTTAGACATTTATTACAATAAAGCTCTCGCCACAAAAGGATATCATCAATTAGTTCTTGGAGACGACACTGGATTAATAGTTAATCAGGCGAAAATCACTATTATTGAAAATGATTTTAGTGGATATGATCGTTCTGAAAATAAAGATTTGCTAGAAGAAGACAATCAACTGTTGATCCGATGTGGTTTTAGAGCACTAGTTAATGATAAACGCGAGATGTATAAAAAATCTTTAGTCATGTTCGCTCCAGAGTTTGCTAACTGCAAACTACCTATTATTAGAGATATTAGTGGAGCCCCGGTGGAGATGAGATTCACTGGAGAAAGCGATACTTGCGGAGGAAATTCTAGAATTAACGGAACCTCTACCATGGCTGGAGTGTGTTGTTGCGAAACCAAAGATGGAATAGACTTGGCGGCTCTACAGCAACACTATAAAAATTTGGGGTTGACGGCTAAACTAAAAGAAGTCGCAGCAAACAGACTCACTTTCTTAAAAGGAGTCTTCCTTCTAAATGTTAATGAGAAATACTCTTGGGTTAGATTACCCAGTTTCTTAATTAAATTTGGAAAAATTCTGAATAATCCCCAAATTTTGGACAAGAGAAACTTACCTTACCATCAAAAGGTTCAATCATTCCTATTAGGTCAATGGTTGGGCTATGGTAAGATGAAAACAAATTGGTTTTACACCGCTATTGACGAACAGATACGCAGAATCTGCTCTGTTCAAGAAGCTAGGGTGTTTAAATTAGAGGATTGGCAAGTTCAACAAGGAGAATGTTATATACCTGACGACAACTGGAATATGTTCATGTTGGATAGGTACAACATTTCCGTGGAAGAACAGCAATCTCTCATACAATCTTTCCAAACTGTGGACGGTGACGAATTGCCAGTAATTATTAGAAATAATATTATTGACAAGCTTGACATCGACTACTAAATCTTGTTTTTTCGTCCTCCACAAGACGTTAAACTGTATGGCGGTAGTTCCGACCAGAAACTCCTCACTATTAGTGAGTGCTGTCCGGTGGCGTCACACCTATATATATATCAGACGACTCTACACCTAGTAGGATAAAATAGGCCATGAGAATACATGGATAAAAACAGGGAAAGCTTAACCCTCAAGCGGAGTAGGTGATACTTGGCAACAGAAATCACCGGGCCAATATGGCTTAAATGACTCGTAAAGTACGTCGGTTCAGAACCGATCAAGGTCTGTAATGGTATTAAGTTATACTATAATACACAAACTCATGCTTAAAGGAAAAAACAAAAACCCCCCAAAACAAAACCAAAACCAAAACAAAAAACAAGCAGCTGTAGTTAAGCGTCTTGTCAACAAAGCCCTTAATCAAGTGAAACAACAAAGAAATTTGAACTTGAGTAAGGTAAAAGCACCAATAGGAGTCGGATATCGTCATAAAAATCCTGAACCAAAATTCAGTGGCGGTACAAGGACTACTATTACACACAGAGAATACGTAGGTAATCTCTCTGGGTCCGATCAATTGTCGGTAGTGCAACTCAGAGTCAATCCGAGCGACGAGGCAACTTTTCCGTGGCTATCAAATATAGCCAACTCGTTCGAAAAATGGAAGATGAATTCTATGAAAGTAGAATACATCCCCAATTGTGCCAGTCTAACCCAAGGGTACATGTTCATGTATCCTGATTACGATGTAAATAGACCTGGGATGATTTCAGAAAAAGATTATCTCAATACCTATGGCGCAGTAGATGGGAGTGCTTGGGCTTCACATTCTTTGGCAATAGTCCCAAAGAAATTTTCTCAAACCAAAGACGGAGTGTATTTGGTTAGAAGTCCATACAAAACATACGAGGATTATCTCCTCTATGATCCCGTCAACATATATGTGGGAACACAAGGGACTGGAGACGAAACCTCTTTAGGTAGACTCTTCATCACCTATTCTATAGATTTAATGATCCCTGATCCAGAATCTAAGATAAATGTCCAAAGCACACGTCAAGAGTGGAACAATATGAATTTGATCGAATGGCCTGCTTCATCTGGGAAGTACCTGCCATCACCTCAAACTACAAGTACAATCACTCTCGTGGCCGGCAATATCGCCCTGAATCCTTCAACCAAATATCCCACTGGTTTTTCATTGAATGATTATTTTGCAGGGCAGGTAACGCTTTATATAAGAGGAGTTGGTTATGATGCGTCCTTGTTACCCACCATGTCATGTGATGGTGGAACAATTGATGCATATAACTCGGTTCTCGCAGACGACTGGGGAGGTACCGATATGTGGGCAATCACTTATAACCTCAAGACCACCGTCCCAAAAGCGCACTTCTACTTCAGTGGAGCTCTCGGAGAAAACAGTTCTTCTACGTGCACTATCATGTATGTTAATATGGCAACAGCTAATCCAAAGTGGCTATATGCACTAGATCCTATCAGTTTCAACGAACCCACCCTTTCCCTGAATGCAAAACTAGCACCAGGTGTTTCTTTGATTGACGGCATTTTTGTCAAGACATTGAATAGTAAAGAGGAAGAGAAACCCGTCTCGAAAAAGACGAAGAAGACACAGTTGTTTTATCCTCATCAACCCGTG